ATCGTTACTGCTAGTATCAGGACACGGCACACTTGATGAGCTTGATGGCCTCGGACTTGAGAATCTTGCCCCCGACACGACGCCGGATGTACCACTTAACGTAACCAGGACTGGTGATGTTGTCGTCGATGGTGACGCGCATGCCCACCAGGTCAACGATCAAGTAACCGGCCCCGAAGTCACCGAAGGCGACCGGGAAGGCGCCCGCTGCAACTGCTGGCATGTCCTCTGCCTCAACTACACGATAGCCGAGGATGGTGGACGGTGCGCCCGACTCCAGACCTGGCCGCCAGATGTAGTTGCCGTCCGCGTCTTTGAGCTTCCGCACCTCTGCAAGCGTGTTTTTGTTCATCATCCACGCGGCGTTCTGACGGTAGCCCGCCTTGAGCGCGTAGGCCGTGTCAATAAACACGTCGGCCGGATAGTTGGTCGGGCTGGTCAGTGCCAGAGAGCCGAAGCCGTCCGCGGTGCCGGTTGCGACGAATTGCAAGGTCCCGAAGGCGCGGGAGGCATCGCCAGTGGTGACGGGAGTAGGTCCGCCCAAAAAGCCGGTCGGCTTGTTGGTCCCGTTGCCGCTGATGAAAGCTACACCCTCAGCCTTGCCCATTTCCTCGGAAATGTTCTCCGTCAACCAAGCGCCCACGTCGAAGAAGATGTCGTTCAGGCTTTCCTCGGTGGCGGTGGGACGAGCGTAGAGCGTGCCGAAGGTAGGCGCGACTTCTGCCAGGGCTGGCGTGTCGGTCTCGCTGCGGGTACCCTTCTCGCCTACCCATCCAGTGGTGGCGCCGCGCACGTCAACAAGCTGCTTGTAGTCTGGGCTACCGGCAGTCACGACGCGAGCGACTTGGCGCACCGGGCTGATGTCGATCAAGTTCGCCATAATGTCAGTTGCAATGATCTCTGGCACTGCATAGCCGCCTGCTGCATCGCCGCCTGAGCCAGTCGTGAAAACGCCCTTTTGGCGCATTTCTGCTTCAAATGAGCGCAACTCGCGGGAGGCATCCCCGTCGCGCTGGCGCATCCACTTGGTGAACAGTTGCTTGTGCTGCTCGTGGGCGCTCTCGGCCTTGGAGCCGCCAAAATCAGGGCGTCCGCTCTTGGTCTGGAGCTTGTCAAGGTCACCCTTGATCTGGTCCAGTTCGCCAATACGGGCGCTGAGGCGCTCAAGTTTCTCTACCAGTGCAGGGTCTGCCGACCCGCGCTGCTCGATCTGCTGAAGGCGTTGGTCGTTGGCGCTTTTGAACTGCTCGAAAGCGCGGCCAAGTTGCTCGATGGTGTCTTTAAGTTCCATGATCGTTACCTCAAAACGTTAATTAGTTGATTTAACTTGCTTACTAACTCGTCGTCATGATCGTCTCGATCCTGGAACGCCGACCACCCGCCCGAGGCAAGGCGCTTTGCCTGCCTAACGCTGAAGCCGAGTTCATCACGTAACACGGCTTCAAAATCGCGGATATTTTTAATCGTATCACATGCGCGGACACTTTCAACCCTCGCGGCCACGTTAGCCGGAAACGTCACGATCGAGGTCTCCCACAATTCAACCTCGGTCAGTTTCATGGCGTTTAAATTCTGGTCGTATTCCTCGCCGATGGTGCGAAAGCCAATCGAGAGGCCCGACACCGACCCGGCCTTAATGTGCGCATAGGCGCGTCGTGCTAGTGGATCGTCATCGACTAACAGACGCCCCTCAACATAGAGGCCCTTTTTGTCTTCCTCCATGCGGGTCCAAACGCCGATTGGCTCCATGCTGTTATGCTGCCAGAGTAACGCCGGAGAGGTGCCGCGCTCCGCATGTTGCGCCAAGGACTTCATAAACGCGCCAGGCATAACGACATCCTGATAGCTGTCCTTAACGCCGAATACCGACGCATAGCCGCTAAACTCTCCGCCGTCGCCCATGGATTTAACGCTTAATTGTGCCGCATGGTGTTTTAACGTCATCGCCTTGCCCTCTTGTATCTTTGACCATTCGCGCTCTGCCCACGACTTGCCAGGGTCGCCGCCCCATAGTGCCCATGCTATGCGCCCTGCGCTCGGGTAGCCGTCCTCACCTGGCGAGAAGCCCTCGCCTTGCTTGTCAACTTCATGGCGCGCGAAATAGGACACCATGCGCCCGATAGTGTCGTCTGACAGGTCGCGCTTATTGATGATATCTCGCGCACGTGCGACACCTACTTCGGTCCCACCGCGCCCGTATTCTTCGCGCCAGTCTAGACCGCGCTGCGCCTCTGTCGCCATCGCGTCAGTTGGTACCGGCATCGTCTTGCCCCCCTGGCGATTCCATATTCATCGGCACCCTGTATTCGTCGCCGCCTGGGTACGGGTTTAATTCCTCGTAGGCCCTGATCTCGTTAGGATTGAGCACGCCGATGTTATATAGCGCCGTGTAGAATGCTGCCCGGTCTGCCGCTGCCCCGCGGAGCAAAGCGTTAGTCTCCATGTGCGCGTATAAGTCGTCCGCGTCGAGCAAGTCTCTGTCAATGACTTGCTCCCACCGCTCGATCCACGGCCCGAGGCTGTGCACGACGTGGTTTAAAAAGAATTGCTCCGCGCTGGCATAGGTGGCGGCCTTGTCGGCTTGCATGACCATTTGCGGAAATACCCTAAACGCCCGGCATATTTCCTCTATCTGAAAGCGCCTGGCCTCCATCGTCTGGGCATCCACTGACGTGACGCCCATCGCCTCGTATTTCCACGCGCCGTCAAGGACGGCTGTTCGGAATGCGTTTTGACTGGACCCGTACACCCTTTGCCATTGCTCCCTGACGCGCTGCATGGCCTCCGGCGAGAGTTGCGCCGAGGTGCTGAGGATTCCGCCAGGTTTGCCGCCGTTGGCGTGTAGCTTGCTCTGGTATTCCTCCGTGGCAATGCTGAGGCCGATAGCGTCACGCGCAAGGCGGACGCAATCAAGGCCCTTTGCCGTGTCCCACGATGGCCCGCGAAGGTGGAGAATCGAGCGCTGATCCAGCGTCCCTAATATCTCTTTGCCGTCGCTCACGTGATAGATGATGCTGTAATCCGTTTTCTGCTCAACGCTGACTTGGGATGGTAGCAGTGGGATTAACTCCCGCACCTCGCCATTCACGCGGTTGATGTAGGCAAAACCGTTGCCCGTTAACACTGCGTGCATGGTCAATGCTTCGCGGAATTCAAACGAGGTCATCCAGTCGTTAGGCTGGCGCCCTAGCAGACGATATACCCTGAGGTCGGTGGCTGGCTGGCGGGTATTGCCGCGCTCCCTGATGATTTTAAGCGGTAGCTGTGCGATACCCTCGCTAATCACCCTGACGCATGCGAACACCGCCGCCACTTCCAAGGCCGAGGCATTGCTGACGCGGACGCCCGCCTTGCTGTTTGAGCCGTAAGCGTCCGCAAGGTCGATTAGCTGATAGATATTCTGCTGCTTGAGGTTAAGGTCGATCTTCTCGGGGATGTCCGAGTCGTCTGGCGGTGCGGTGTCTTTGCGCCAAAATGCCAATCTCATTTAGTCACCTCACAACACCATTAGATCGTATTCGCCGAGGTAGCTGGACGCTGGCCGCTCGATCTTGTCTGACATACTCATCGCCCCAAACGCCATCGCCAGTGCCACCATCCCGTCAATCCGGCCTATTGCCTTATGCTTGTCTAGCTTGCGGTTTCCTGCCGGGTCTCGTGATAATACGCTATTTGCAGCACACATTGTCAAAACCGGATGTCCCGCGTGCCTGACGTTGCCATTCAATAACGCCGCCTCCACCGCATCGATGGCCGGACTCATGTCCTTGAAGCCCTGCCCGAACGCCACCAACGGCAAGTCAACGCCGATGGTCTCTAGTTCTTTTTTCAAGATATCCATGCGCCACCGATCATAGGCGATAGCCTCTACCTCATAATCGCCGAGGATGTTCGCCAGTTCATCGGCCACGAACGCATAGTCCACCGTCGCGCCTGGTGTGGTGAGCAAGTAGCCCTGCTTGTGCCACACGTCATAGGGCACCCGATCCCGCTTTGATCGCTCCACCAAGCCAGCAGACGGCACGAAAAAATACGGACGCACTGCTACCAGGTCTCCCTGGGGCTGGATCAAAACCAGCGCCGTTAAGTCAGTGCGGGCGGAGAGGTCCAGCCCACCGAAGACTGGCAGACGTGGATCAAAGTCTAGTATCTCGCCGCATGACTGCCAGACGTCGCGGCTGACGAAAGACGCTACCTGGCTGATCCTTTGGTTCAGGCATAGATTCCGAAACGTGTTCTCTGCCGATGGCATCCGGCTCGCCTGGATGGCCTGCTCCTTGATGTCATCATAGGACCGGAACAAACCGAGCGCCGGGTTGGCTGCCTTCCATGCGCTTTCGTCCAGCACGTCCGCGCCCTCTGGTGCTGCGTAGAGGTGGGACACGATGCGCGGGTCCTTGCTGGTCTCGGCATCGTCGAGCCAGATCGAGAACAGGTCGCCATCGTTTGGCGCCTGAGTGCTGATCGCAATCAGTAGCGGCCTGTCGTGGGCGCC